ATCTCTCAGGAAGGAGGGTTCCTCGTGGGCCCAACTTCTCGTACGCCTCTCTGCCAGACTGGCTAGACAGTACGCAGCCGTTCCGCCCCCTCACGTTAGAGCGAGGGCACACCCTGATGATTCCGCCCGCGGTTCAGGGTTTAAACGGTGTTTTGCTTGCTCGGCCAGCGAGCGAAACACTAAGGAAACGATCCGCAATGGTCTCCTGGTGCTTCGGGTCAGATATGGTATACCATATTCTGAATTACCGGACCAGGAACCATCTCAACTCGGACGTTACCACTCTTTTCTTCTGGGACAGGGCAAGGAGCGGGCCTCTGTCCCCTTCCCGCGTCGGCAACGACCCGGGGAAGACGGTCTCTGTAAGCTACAGAGACTGTGTCGTAAAGAACGTTGGGAGCTAGCTCTCAGCGTTGCTAGCATAAAACGCAACCTGCCAGCGGGTTGCCCACGACACACTCCGTCCGCGCGTTCATCGTGGGAAAAGAACGCGTTCTCTCAACCCCCACCCCTACCCTCTGAGTATCTTGCGTTCGTAAGGCGAATCGCTACTCAGATCTTCCGGCCTGGTTGGGATTCGGAATATGGTTCATTCGTCATGAACCATCTTCCAAATGCCACCAGCCGCGAGCCGAAACGCTCGCGTGCTGACCTCCTTTGGGCAGGTCGCCGTGAAGAGTTTATTACCTCGACTACCCTTGAGACCGATTTGCCACCGGTGCTCAGGGCTAGGTACAAAGAAGTCATGTCCGCGGGGAAGCTTCGGCCACTGGTCATCTACGATGAGGCAGTGGAGCTCCTAGGCCCTCTGCATAAATTGCTTTACTCCCACTTGAGGAGGTTTGACTGGCTTCTTTGCGGTCCTCCGACCGATAAAAGGGTAGCATCTACCTGTGTTAACGCCGTCCAGACCTCCGTAGATCTGGTCGCCGCAACTGACGGTCTCTACCACTCTGTGGCTGAGACGCTGCTTGACGCCGCCTTCTTTACCTCTGTAAAGATACCTCGGTCCCTTCGCGCGTTAGCGAAGGGTTCCTTAGCTCCCCTTGTTGGGGACTCCGAGAGGCGACGGGCAGTACGGCACGGGCAGATGATGGGTTCTTACCTCTCCTTTCCCCTCCTTTGCCTTCAGTCTTACTGTGCGGCCCGTTGGGCTGCCCGCTTTGACCAAGGAGCTCGTTTCCTCGTGAATGGAGATGATTGTATCATTTCTGCGGCACGAGGGGTGACTGATCAGGAGTACCCTCCGGGGTTCCGGCTGAACAGTACCAAGACGATTCGAGCGTCGAACGTAGCCGAGGTCAACTCGACTGTGTTCCTTAGGGGGGGGAATAAGTGGGTTTTGGTGAACCACTTACGGAGAGGTGGGGCACCGTCGACATATGAAGGGATGATGCACATGGCCAAGGCCGTGTCATCAAGACCCTGCTGGGTGGACGCATTCGTGCGTTCACGCATAGGTCGGCGGTGGGGGTTTCTTCCCTCACAGTTAGGTATGTTTACCTACCCCTCTTTTGAGCGAGAGAGGGGCATGCTCGTCAGGCGGCATTTTACGGAGCTTCCGCTCCCGCCGAACACCACTGACGACCGACTGCGTTGCGTGCGCGGAAGACGCGCAACACCCGGAGAAGCTGAGGCTTTAAGGAGCTTCCTTTGGGAATCCGGGAGAGGGAAGTTTTGTAAGAGAGACGTATGGTCACCCACTCCAGGTACTATACGTCGGACATATCGGTACCGTACCAGACGGTGCTGGTCAGTGCTCAGCTTCCGAAGCTGGGCCTGGCGCGGCCCACCTAGCCGCATCAATAGGGAGGTATTCTTTCTGCCTGCAGATTCCAATACCGAAGAAGAAGAGATTGGGCTTTTGCTGTTGGAGCAGTTGCGTCAGGCGATTGCTTCGCGGGTGCAAGAGTGAAGAGTTGGGAGGTTTTCCCCCCGTTTCTGGTCTCTCTGGCAGGGAAGTAGGAAGCTTCGCTAGTCGGTGACGCCGTCAGCTAATGGTCTGAGCGTGGACCACTAACCCCCAACAGGTTACCGAATTGTGGTGTCCTCTAGTAGGTTGGCTGTCTCTATGTTGTACCCAGTCTCCCGTTGCCGCCAGGCGCGGGGCTTGTGGGTGTAGAGCGGCTCAAACTCGAGTACGTAACCGGCGATAAGGGGGCTCTCGGTTGAGATGAACGAAGTGTATGACGGACCTGCCGTCGCGGGGCCCTTTGGGCAGGATGAGAGACAGTGGAGGGTTTAGTGCTGCCGGAGCACGGACCTAGG